TCCCAGTGTTCCGCATATCAGCGTTGACTGGTATGCCAAGGGTGCTGTCTTTGATGCAGCCACTATCATTCCGACACTGTACGGACTGAAGGGAGTAGGTGAGAAGGAGCCGGAGGCCGTGTCTCCGGTCAGCGTCCTGCAGAGCTACGTTGGTGCAGCTGTCCAGAGGTTTGTTCCTCAGATCAACTATGATCTGTTGGCGCAGAAGGTAGCATGGGCATGTGCAAAGATGCACATCAGCATTGACGTGGACAAGAGGCAGCTTGGCAGAGTAGTGAGGGAGGTGGTGACGTGACACTGTACTATGAAGGGTCAGACGGATCCAGGATAGATCTCATGGGTGATGGGATCTATGCCCAGGATCCTGAGAACCTTACAAAGACTGAGTGGAAATACAGCACCATCTCAGGCGTCAACGGCATCGGAAGGGTGAAGCGGTTCTACAAAGACACACAGGAAGCCACATTAACACTTGGGATCATGGCTGACAACGCTGATCAGTTCAATGAGATCATGTACAGGCTGCACCGGACCTTTGACCGGGACATCCGGAGGCTGAAGCCTGGGAAGCTGTGGTGGAATGACTGGTGCAAAGAGGTCTTTGCTGTAGAGACATCCCAGGACAACTTTGAAGAGCTGTTTGAATCGGTAGACAAGGAAGTGACGTTCATTTCTGTCTATCCGTACTGGGTGAGGTACATCACTTATCAGTATGGTGTGGACAATCACACAGAATCTACCAGTGGCCTGGACTATGATCATGATTTTGATTTTGACTATGGTCTTGAGGAGATAACGGAAGTAGTCCAAAACAACTGCATTGACGCTGCCAACTTTGAGCTGAAGTTCTATGGCCCTATTGATAGTCCATCCGTCACTATTGGTGGCCATGAGTATGAAGTGCTCACCACACTGGCTGATGGTGATTATCTTACAGTGAATTCTCTCACCAAGAAGATCCTGCAGTATGACGCTTACGGAAATGTGGAGAATGTCTTCCATTTAAGGAACAGGGACTCCTACATTTTCCAGAAGATCCCGGAGGGTGAGACACCCATACTGAGGAGCAAGGACCATATGCTGGACATCACTATCTTTGACGAAAGGGGTGAGCCTGAATGGATCTGATCTATGCGGATGAGACCAGGAAGGACATAGGTGTGATCAACTCCTATGATCTGGATATGGCATATGGCAAAGACGAGAACGACTTCCAGTGCAGCGTGGACAGATCAGACCACTGCTGCAGGGAGGGGTTTTATATTTACGCTGAAGGCACTGAGTATGGTGGCATTGTGGACAGTGTCAAAGTGGATACAGAAAACGATGCGATCACATACAAGGGGCGGACGTGGCATGGAGTCCTGGAGAAAAAAGTGATCTGTCCGGATCCCGGAGATGACTATCTGGTGGTGACAGGTGAAGCCAATGCAGTGCTACAGGAGATCTTTGAGCGGATCGGCCTGTCCGGTCTCTTTGCAGGATCCTCTGAGGACAGCGGTGTAGAGATCAGCAACTACCAGTTTCCCAGATATGTCTATGCTTATTCTGCCATCCGGAAGATGCTGAAGGACTATGACCTGAAGCTGAATCTGACATGGCACAACAGCATGGTCATAGCATCATGTGAACCTATTTATGATTACAGCCAGGATGAGGAGTTTGATACTTCCCAGGTGGACTTCACGATTGAGAAGAACTACAGGCCGGTGAATCACATGATCTGCCTTGGCCAGGGTGACCTGAAGGACAGGGCTGTGATCCATCTCTTCACTGATGAGGCAGGAGGCCTGCAGGATTACCTGGTGGATCCGGACGCTGATCCGGTGGAGGATGCAGATTATATCCTGGATACATCTCAGCAGGTCCTGACTGATCAGGATGAGGTGATGGAGATCTATGACGTGCCCAATGCTGAGATCACTACAAATTATGTGCAGCTGACAGACCAGCCGGATGACTGGGACAGCAACTGCACAGCCTACTTCTACTATGATGCATCTATGGAGGAGGAAGGTGGAGAGGAGCTGGACGCTGGCGGTGAATACAAACAGGTGGAGCTGGAGGATGTAGGATACATGCTGCAGGCCTTCCAGCCTGCTGACTGGTCAGGCAACTTTGGTGACTACTTCACCTACAATGCCGGCACGGATCAGTATTCTCCTGTAGCCGGCACTGCCACATATCAGCTGCTGGCATCCAAGCCCGGCAACTGGTCCAAAGGGTACAGCAAGTACTATAAGCTGTCCAGCGGATCCTATACGGCCGTGAAGGGTGTGACTACTACCAAGTACACAAGGCAGAAGAAGCAGCCGTCAGACTGGAAGAAGAACTATGGAAAGTACTATTACTTCTACAGTGACGGTGTGGTGTCCGAGTACAGGACGGTCCCAGGAGTCACATACTACTCCTACAAGAGGCAGACTAGGAAGCCCACAGACTGGGCTACAAACTACGGATCCTACTACAGGAGGGCTACAGCCAAGGAGCTGAAGAAGAAAAAGTCCCAGAAGTGGTATGCCGTAGAGAAGACCAAGAAGAACAAGGTTCCTGCATGGAAGCCCAAGAAGTACTACACCAGATACTCTCACCAGAAGGCTCCTGCATGGCAGACCGGTGCCAAGTACACGAGAACTGACACCACCAAGGCACCTGCATGGGCAACCAGTACCTACTATCAGAAGAAGGGAACATCAGCACCTGCATGGGCAGCCAATACCTACTACACTAAGGTGGATCTGAAGATCCCTCCTGAGTGGGTGAGCGGTAAGTTCTTCCGGCAGGCTTTTGACAGGTATGCGGTCATGGTGGCCGGGGCTATTGAGAAGCTGGAAGAGTACAATGCAGCGGATGAGCTTGGCATAGACCTAGAGGAGACTGACCAGGTCTATGATGTCGGTGACATCGTAGGCACACGGGAAGAGGTCACCGGCATGGAGGCCATCCAGGAAGTAGTGAAGAAGATCATAACTATTAAGAATGATGACGTTGTCATCAGATATGAGGTGGATTGATATGGCTATTGAATTGGTAACCGGGCACTCCGGTGAAGACCATGTATCATCTGCAGATACCGGCCGGTTCAATGCCGGTGTCTGTGGAACAGGTAAATATGTACTTGCCACAGGATCACAGTTTGCCTACACCATCGTGTCAGCAAATCAGATCAATATTGCATCCGGTGATGCGGTGAACCAGGGCAGGCACATCATCATCCCTCAGAACACATATGAGAGTGCAGCCATCCAGAACGGCACGAATGGCAAGACCAGGATTGATGTCATTGCTCTCAGATACAGCAAGGTATCTTCCGGAGGATCCACCATTGAGACTGCAGAGTTGGTAGTCATCAAGGGTGCAGAGGTCAATGTGGGATCTGTTCCTACGGTGCCGGCAGTGACAAGTGGCAACATCTTTGCAGGAGCTGCACAGGATGACATGCCTCTGTATCAGGTCCTGATCACAGGCACCAGCATCACATCCGTGACTAAGGTCTTTGACGTGATCAGATCCCTGTCCACTATGGCAGACATGATCTATCCTGTTGGATCCATCTACATGAATGTCAGTGATGTAAATCCCGGCAGTCTGTTTGGTGGGACATGGGAGCGGATCCAGGGGAGATTCCTCCTGGGAGCTTCCTCCGGTCATGCTGCAGGATCCACTGGTGGAGCTGAAACGGTCACACTGACTGCTGCCCAGCTGCCGGCACACACGCACAGCATGCCGGCACACACGCACAGTGTGCCTGATCATGTACATACAGTTCCGGCACATACGCACACAGCCACCACGTCATCTGCCGGAGCCCACAAGCATAAGCAGATCAGGTCAAAGCTGGCAGCATCCGGCACGGCAAGATATGCGGTGCAGGGCACAGACAGCTCTGTGACAGCTAATACAGAGTCAGCAGGGGCACACACGCACACTGTGACGGTGGCCAGCAAGCCTGCCTTTAACACCACATCATCCGGGAGCTGCACGACAGGATCCACGTCCGGGACATCCGGAAGTACAGGAAGTGGCAGTGCAGTAGGCATCATGCCTCCGTTCCTGGCTGTGTACATCTGGAAACGGACAGCATAAGGAAGGAGGAGAGAAATGTCAGAAACATGGACAGCCATTGCAGGCTATACCACAGCTGACTATACAGACACTATGGTGTTTGAGGTCGATTATGACACCAAAAAGCTGCAGAAAATCTCCGGTCAGACATTGGTAGCCGGGGAGGAAAACTCACAGTATATCCGGTTTACAATGCCTAGGTACTGGGATGGTATTGACATCTCTGATAAGACCATCAAGGTGATCTACCAGCTCACTGATCAGTACTTTGGCAACACTGCTGTGATAAATGGTGAGATGACTGAGGATGCTGTCAGATTCGGCTGGGTTGTTCCCAAGACGGCCTGCTGCATCACCGGCACTCTTCTGTTTGTGATCGTGGTGAGCGGTGAGGACTATGTGCTGAAGACTCAGATCACGGAAGCTCCTGTGGTCAAGAGCCTTGATCCTGAACATGACATCCCTGAGCCCAGTCAGGAGACCTGGTACATTGATTTCCAGGCAAGGATTGAAGAGCTGCTCAGTGAGACAGAGAACACACTGAACGCTGCCAGGGGTGCTGCTGAAGCAGCAGAGCAGTCAGCAAATGCTGCTGCCGACATCAAGGAAGATGTGGACGGCACCAGCGCACAGCTTGACCAGGCACTGGATGAGCTGCAGGACGCACTGGAGCAGGTAGGCATCAACAAGGCCACACTGGAGGTTGTAGTCCAGAGACTCAATGCTATGGTGGCTGACTATGATGCATCCGCTGAGCAGGAGATCCTGGACGCAAGGGTAGGTCACAACGGTGTCACATACGGCAGTATGGGAGAGGCCATCCGTGGCCAGTTTGATGAGTTCAGGGTGTATGTAGACAGTGAAGGCTATGTATGCCAGAACAGCAGTACATGAGGAAGGAGGTGTAGGCATTGAAAAGAGGTTATGTAGACGGCAAGTGGTATGAGGACGTGTCCCAGGCCCCGGATCTTGGTTCTATCAGATGCGTGACCAATGAGGGCATGATCAGACATTATCACGGCCTGTCAGCAGACAGAGCCAAGCTCTTGCTGATCGACTATGTAGAGACCGGTTCCTCATGTTTCATGGAAGACAATGGGGACATTTACTTCTTCAACAAGAAGACCGGCCTCTGGTATGATCCGGTAAAACAGGAGGTAGTGACAGATGACACCTGAAGAAGTTTATGCAATGTTAATGGGCAAGATCAAGCTCCTTGATGCAGAGTCCATTGGTGCAGCGGTGACTGATTTCCTGCAGGACAATCCCAGTTACTTCCTGGATCTGCTGGGACTGTACAAGGACAATGAAGGATATATCTGTCAGTCATAAAGGAGGAAAAGATATATGAGCAACAGATTATTTACCGATGACACCGGGGCAGCGATCCTGGGAGCCATCAAACAGCAGACAGCCGTGCTGGCCAAGGGCAGCTCCGGACTCAAGGTAGAGTCCTATGCTGATGTACAGAGCATTGTCCGCATGGGCCTTGCTCCTGCTGTCTTTGGTGTAGGTGATGTCATTGAGGTAGGCAGGGAGACTGCAGTGCAGGCATCCCTGGGAGCCCATACAGGCATCACTGCTGTATCCGTGGTGGAAGATACCTTTGTGGCTGCCATGGATGAAGCCGGTGAGAATGAGTATGAGATCACTTTTGACGGATCCGCATGGAAGTATGAAGGCCGTGCCATCATCCTGGCTGACTATGGTCTTTCCGTGACCGGCACTCCTGCAGAGGGTGACACCATCATTGTGGTGGAGACAGCATCTACTATCAACATGGTGGTCATGGACTTCATTGAGAACGGTCAGACCACCATCGGTAACATCAAACTGCATGACAAGACCAAGCAGTACGGCATGATCCTGCAGTCTGAGAAGATCCTGTATGCACTGCAGCATGATGCTCCGGAAGCGTTCTATGTGGTACCTGAGGGTGGACTGACAGCCGGCACTTATCATGTCACTCTTGGTGACAACTATGATACCGCTTATGGTGGTGGAGCTACATACCAGTTCACACTGACACAGGCAGTGCCGGCAGGCGGCCAGATCTCTCTTGACTGGCCTTACCAGAAGACTCCTCTGCAGGGATCCGGAGTCAAGACATGGGAGACAGCTGCAGCCACTACTCCTATTGAGACCGTGACACCTACAGCCGGCAGCGGTGGATCTGACCTTGGTACACTGCTGGTAGCTGCACAGCCTACTCTTGGCCTGAACAGCATCCACAGGATGAGATACGGATCCAACAGATGGAGCACATCTGCTATGAGACAGCATCTCAATTCCGGCAAGGCTGCAGGATCTGTGTGGGCTCCTCAGAATCCGTGGGACAGAGCTCCTTCATGGGTATCTTCTACGGCAGGCTTCATGCACGGCCTTGATCCTGAGTTCATCAAGGTATGTGCTGATGTAGATCTGCTGACAGCTCTCTCCACAGTAGCCGGAGACTGTACTGCAGCGGAAGGATCTGCAGGTACAGGCTTTGAGACTACCAAGGACAAGTTCTTCCTGCCTTCAAGACCTGAGGTCTTTGGTGGTGGAGACAATGCATCCGACAAGGGTGACGCATGGGAGTACTACAAGGCCAACAGTGATGTGCCGTCCGGATCCAGTAATCCGAACAGTGACAGCAACCGTATCAAGGTAAATGCCTCCAACGGCAATGCTGCATACTGGTGGATGCGCTCTCCGACCGTTGGCCGTGGGAGCACTGTCCGTGGCATCAATACTTCGGGCAGTGTCAACGGCAATCATGCCTACAATAGCCTCGGTGTGGCCCCAGCTTGCGTTGTGGCGTAAGCCACCAGCATCCTGGAATCTTTAATGGGCACCGACAGGTGCCCATATCCATTTAAAAATCTTTAGAAAGGAAAAGTCCTTGAAATGTCAGTAGT